AGTACGGTACATTTTAATAACAACGGTACTTGTGCTATTCCTAATGCTTATGTTAGGTTGTACAACGCAAGTGCAACTGGTCAAGCCTCAGCCCCCAGCAGCCTTGATGGAGCCCCCACCTCCCTTGACCTTGCTACCATCCTCAGCGTCGCAGCTGAAAACAACTCCAAATACCTCAAAGTAGCTCAGCAGTTAAAAGATTTACAGGCATTCGAAAACGCCAAGTAAATTTGCATTAATATACTGCAAAGGAGTTATCATGAATAGAAGGCTATTTTTAGCTATTTGGTTGTGCACCCTTATCTGGATAGTGCAACAGTTACAAATTACCAGGACGATTGAGCAAGACATCGTGGCCATCACCAAATCGACATTTAACTTTATTACCCACTTTGAAGGTAAGAAAAACACAGCCTACCGGGACTCTAAGGGTCTTTGGACGATTGGCGTGGGCCACCTCATCAAACCTGATGAGCAGTACCTACTCCACGCGACCCTGACAGACGAACAGGTAGAAGAGCTGTTTAGAAGCGATTTAAGGTGGTGTGACGAGGCCGTTTCGAGTTCGGTGAGGGCTCCCCTTAACCAGAACCAATACGACGCCCTATACAGCCTCTGCTTCAATATTGGAGCGGACCATTTTAAGCAATCTGAGGTAGTCCAGCACATTAACCAGCTAGATTACGCAAAAGCGGCCGATGCCTTCCTTAACTGGAGCAAACCCCCTGTATTGCGGCCACGTAGAGAAAAGGAAAGAACCTTATTCCTGACAGCAATTTAGGGCGTTTTGGGCAGTATTTGTGCATTAATATTAATAGGATCTGATCAATCCATCACTCAACCAAACTCGAGGAAATACCATGGAAGGCTTTACAAAATTACCTAAGATGCAGTGCTTCAAAGAAGGCGGCAACGTAAAGGTCAAAAAGATGTGCGGCGGCGGCTCATACAAAAAGGGCGGCGAAGTTGAAAAAGGCGACATCGAGCAAGACAAGAAAATGATTAAAAAGGCTTTTAAGCAACACGATAAAGCCGAGCATGACAAGTCTGAACCAACCGAGATCAAACTCAAAAAAGGTGGCCGTAGCAAAAAAGAAGTCGGCACAGTTAAAAAATACAAAACTGGTGGTTCTGTAGAAAACGTTTATGGTGCCAAGAAAAAAGCTGGCGACTTAGATCGTATCGAAAAGACTAAAGATATTAAACCAGGTAAGGCTGCAGCTCCTTCCAAGGCAGAAGAAAAACCAACCTTCAAGGGCAGCGACGTTAGCAAGACTAACAAGATGCCAGCTGGCGACAAAGACAAAATCAAAAAAGTAGCCCCCACTGGCGACAAAAAAGCTGCTGCCGCTTCTGGTGCTAAAGAAATGGCTAACAAGTACAAAAAAGGCGGTGAAGTAAAAAAGTTTGCTGACGGCCGCTCAACGGGTGTGCCGTCTGCTGTACAAAATGCTGTTATCCTAAAAGACTTAGAAAACCAGCGTATGGCTGATCGTGCCAAGAATGCACTAAAATATCTTGGCCCAGCACAGCAATCTCAGTTTATTAACCAGGGTGGTATGAACCCAAGCCCAAGCCCAATGACATCTAACATTGGTGCAGGCAATCCAGGCAGCATGCCCGGCGGTTCAACTATCCCTGGCGGCCAAAAACGCGGCGGTAAGGTAAAGAAAAAGTAATATGCCAATCAAATCCAAAGACCAGCAAGCTGCGATGTATGCAGCCGCTGCTGGAAAAAGCACACTAGGCATTCCCAAAAAAGTGGGTAAAGAATTTGTTAAGGCCGGTAAAGCCAAAGCAAACCTACCACAAAAAGTAATGAAAAAGGCCGCTGGCCGAGGACGTTAATCCATGGCCTACTCAGGTACATACAACCAGACAACAGTTAATGTCGATCAACTAATTTCGTACGCCTATCGTGATGCGGGTAGAACCGCAGAAGAGATGACGCCCGAGTTAGTTAACGCTGGTAAGCAGGCCCTGTTTTATGTCTTGCAAAACTCAGTCAACCGCGGCATCAATATCTGGTTGCAAAAGATTGAGATTATTGGCGCACAAACCAACCAGCAGTTTTTAACCATGCCTGCTAACTGCGTGGATGTGTTAGAAGCAAACTGGGTTTATATCACAAACCCTGCGGTCTCTGGTTATTTGCCTGCCGATAATGGCAACGTTCCTGCGTTGTTTGATCAGACCAATAACGCCAACTTGTTGCTACACGCAACAACCACGTTATCAGAAAACTACTTTGGCGCAGCTTATGGCCAAGGTACTCGTCTGTTCTACATTGGTTTTAATGCTTACTCACCAAACACCACCACTACCTACTCACTGGATTTACAAGTCAGTAATGATGGTATTAATTGGACAACTTGGCAATCTTTCCCAGACGCCACGCTGTCTGATTTTCAATGGCAATACTTCCAAGTAAACCCAACTCAGGGTTTCTATTATTATCGCCTTCAAAACCGTAACACTAGCTCAACCTATTCGTTACGCGCTATCCAATTTGCGCAATCACAACAAGTAATCCCAATGGCTCGTCTGAACCGTACTGATTACTTTGACTTGCCTAATAAACAATTCCCAAGCCAACGCACACTGCAATACTGGTTCGATCGTCAGATCGTGCCACAGATGGCGCTATGGCCAGTACCAAACAACAACTTCCAGGTATTTGAAATGATCCTGGAATTGCAACCCCAAGATGTTGGCTCATTGACAAATGAACTATACATGCCTGACCGTGTCATTCCTTACATGCAGGCTGCCTTATCGCACAAGTTAGCGATGCAGTTACCTGGTATTGATCTGCAACGTGTTCAGTATTTAGAAAAGCTGGCCATGCAGGCACGTCAAGAGTTTGAAGATGAGGATCGTGATAAGTCTCCGATCTACTTCCAACCTAATATTTCTTACTATACGAGGTAATTAAATGTCAGTGATAATGACCTACGACAGCCTCGTTCTTAACATCCAGCAATACATGGAGCGGGACGATGCTGACTTTATTGCGCAGATCCCCAATCTGATTGCACTTACTGAGTCGTCAATTGCTGCTGAGTTAAAAACTTTCATGCAGTTAATTGTGGTGGAGACTAGCCTAGCAACAAATCAAACTGTTCTCAATAAACCATCACGCTGGCGCAAGACAGTATCAATGAAAGTTAACGGCGAGCCTATTTTGTTACGTAGCCAAGATTACGTGGCCCAGTATCAATCTGAATCAACTAACGCGCAGCCAATTTATTATTCTGATTACGATTATAGTAACTGGAATTTTGCACCAAAACCAGACCAAAATTATCCAGTAGAGATTATTTACTTTGCTGAAATTCAACCCCTGGACGCAAACAATCAACAAAACTTGTGGACACAAATTGCACCACAAGCGATGCTTTATGGTTCATTGTTGCAAGCCCAAGGTTACTTAAAAGCACTGGATAAATTACCTGTCTGGAAACAATACTACACTGATGCACTTGCAGCGCTCAAAAAAGAAGACGATGCCCGCCGCGTGGATCGCAATACTACGGTTCAGGAACCTTAAAATATGACAACTCCAGTCTACACATCGCCCTTTACAGGCACCGTTGTTACCCCAACGGATGTATCTTATTATGCACTCTCTTTTGGTTCAGTTACGCCCCTCTATTGGCCTTCCATTGTTAATCAAGGTGTGGGTGAAATACCTGCTGCTCGCATTATCGATTGCGTTTGTACTAGTGCTAATGCAAATGCTGCTGTCATTACTTTACCGGAAGCTGATCAGGGAACAGTTGGCGCGGATATCTTGTTCCGTAACCTTGGCTCAAATACATTCACAATTAAAGACTATACGGGTGCAAACTCCGTTAGTGTACCTAGTGGTATTTCAAAGTATTTTTATCTTACTGATAATACTACTCCTGGTGGTATCTGGGGAAATGTAACTTTTGCTGCTGGTACATCATATGCCGATGCAGCCACACTAGCTGGTGCTGGTTTAACTACCGTTAATGGTAAGTTAGCCACCTCACAAAATACTGTGGATGTAACATCTACACCAGTTATTAGCGACACCAGCCGTGCCGCAACTTTTGTTTGGAATGGTGGTGCTGGTACATTTAATCTACCAACACCACAGACACTAAGCTATGGTTGGTATATTGGCTTTAGAAATAATGGTACTGGTAGCCTTGCTATCATCCCTCCAGTTCCAGCTTTAATTAATAATACAACCGAAATTGTAGCTAACCCAGGTGATTCTGGATTTATTTTTTATGATTCTACCGCTGGTGGTTTTATTACTGTTGGTTGGGTTGCTCCATCTGCTGTAACATTTAACTCAGCAACCTATGATGTGGATACTATTCTTACTAACACATTTAATTTAACATCATATGCCCCAATTATCCAGACTTACATTGCACAGTCTGGTACTCGTACACAAAACCTAGCAGTAACATTGCCAGCTATTACCCAGATTTATATTTTGGTAAATAACACCAATCAAACTGGTTATAATATTACTTTCCAATGTCAAGGTAGCTCACAGACTCCGATCATTTTATCAGCTGGTAATATTTTTACTGTATTGAGTGACGGTACAAATCTGTATGTATTGACAGCTTCTTCCACTGGTTTATTTTATGCATCTAACGGCACACAATCATTGCCAGCATATTCGTTTAATAATGATACAACCAGCGGTATGTATTTAGTCGGTACTGGCGTTTTAGGTTTAACTGCAAACGGTTCTGAGATTGTCAATATGGATGGATCAAATCCTTCTGCACCAGCGGTCAATGTACTTGCATCATTAAACGCTAAATCAATTAGTGGCGGGACGTTCTAAAAATGGCAGCTGATAATGTTCAGCAAGATACCTCACAATTTACTCGGATATACACATTAGCAGTTCCGCCGGGTATTAAGCGTGATGGTACTTACTTTGAAACCGATGAGTACACCGATGGTGTATGGTGTCGTTTTCAGCGTGGCGTTCCTAAAAAGATGGGTGGCTATCGCTCAATCTTTACCAGCTTGGTCGGTATTTATCGTGGTATGGTGGCACAACCATACAATGGCGTAAACTATATTTTTGCTGGTAACTATAAAGAACTAGATGTATTTACAACTGGTACAACTTTTGCAACTGGTAGTGGCCCATTCCCAGTTACTATTTTACCTGGTACTGCTTTTGTTCCAGTTGCAAATAGTAACTCCATAACCTCTACTATTACGGTTAGCGGAAATACAGTAGCTACATTTCCAAACAGTAGCACATTAATATTTCAGCAAACCAGTAACGCTACAACTTTTACTGTTTCATCTGCAACATACGGATCAAATGTTACTACAGTAACGCTTACTGGTGGCACAGTACCGTCTAATGCTAATACAGTATATTTAACCAGTAACGCAGTATTCACACCAGATCCACCTAGTGGTCCATTTTTAAACAACTGGCAATTTGATGCTCAGTTTAGTCCATTGGGTGGACAGTTATATGTATTAGCGCATCCAGCTAAAGATTTAGTTAATATTGATAGTGGAGTTGCTAGTCAAGTATTGGTTGGTCAAATCACCCCTGGTAAAAACTATAGCTGGTCATTTACTGGATTATCTGATAGTCAAGGGCAGAACCCAACATATAAACCAATCTCTGTTGACGGAGGTGTTTGTGTTCTATATCCATTTGTGTTCGTGTATGGCTCTCATGGGTTTATCGCTAATAATAATGTTAATGGTTTGTATGGGAATCAAAGTTTTTATGATTGGAACGGACCGTTAGCCAACCAAGTAAACGTTGGCAGTTCTAAGATTGTTAAAGGTTTGCCAATGCGTGGTGGTACTAACTCACCATCAGGTTTGTTTTGGGCAACTGATAGTTTGATTCGTGTTTCCTTTAATTCGGCTGGTTCTGGTGCATCAACCATTCCATCGACTTATTGGAACTACGATATTATTTCTAGCCAAATCTCGATTATGTCATCTAATGCTGTGGTCGAGATGGACGGTG